AGGGTGGGGAAACTTGTCTAGTGCTGGCGGGGTTACTGCGGGTCGAGCACGTCGCCCCATATCGCCCGATCGAATTTGCGCGGGGCTTCTGGCTCGTCCGGCAGCGCGGGTGACGGTGGCGTGAAGGCGGGGTGCAGCTTAGGCGGCGTGCCCGGTATGGCCGTTTGACCCTGTGTCAAACCGACGTCGTGGGTCTCGCTCAGCGCCCACGGGTTAGGCAGCACGGCCGGGCTAAGCGCTGCGGCCTCGGGGCTGCGCGCGGCGAGCATAGTCTCGTGCGTCTGCTTCAGCGCTTCGTGGAACTGCGCGGCCAGGACCGCGCGAGGGCCTGTGTCCAGCGCGTGCCAGATGCTTTGCTTGAAGGCGGGGTTGATCGGGCTGCGGCCGGCGGCCACCTGCGTGCGGATGGCGTCCTCGATAGCCTGCTGCACATCGTTGGTCTTGAGGCTCTCGTAAAAGCGCAGCAACGGACGGGCCAGCGGGTTGGCAGCGATGCCCGGGATGGGCGCACGCACAGCGTCATGGAAGGCGCCACGCCACACTGCCGTGGCGCGCTTGATCTGCGCAGCCCCTCGCTTGCGCGTGCCTTGGGGGTTGTAAGGTGCCCACTGCGCGCCGTGCTTGGCCTGCGGCGCCAGGGAAAAAGCCGCGGTGAGCTTGCGCACCATCGGTGGGTCTTCCCACTGGGTCCAGTCCAACGTGCCTGCCGGGCGCCCGGCCTGCCGCTCATTGGCAACGACTACACGGATGGGTTGCGCATAGCTATCGTCGTCGGCCACGCACCAATGGCCCTCGCGGCGCATCGCGGTGTCGAGGCGCAGGAGAATGTCGGGCAGGCGCTTGGCGTAGGCAGCGTGGAGCAGGGCGAGGCTCACGGGCTCGGTTTTGCCCGGCGGGGTGACGAGGACGCCCTCGAACTTCCCAGTCTTGACCTGCTTGGCGACGGTCTTCATCTCATTGAGTAGCGGCGCACGCAGTGAGACGGCGTGGGCTGTCCAGCCTTGGCGCCCGGCACGGGACTGTGCGTTGGCAGGGACCAGGGCTGCCCAAAGGGCCGCGCACTGGGAGGAAGATAGCTCGTTGTCGGTGCCAACGAGGGACGCGCAAGCGGCGTCGTAGGAGGGGCGAAGGAGGTTCATAAAGACCCGTAGCTAGTGACTCGAAAAAGGGGTCCGCAGAAAAGCGGGGCGGTTTTGGGAGCATGCCTACTGTAGTGTTTGTTTTCGTGTTTTTGAGAGAGGAAAAACGCGTACAAGTACAGAAGCATACCTATACTTTTCTATCTATTTAAATATAGATATAGAAATGGGTAGAGAGTAAACGGAGCGCCAAGCAGATCAACGACTTACGCCAGGGATGCGCCGTTATTAGGGTTATAGGGAAAAACCCTAATGGGTAGCGATAAGGGCCTCTGGCTAGCTACCCGAGAGGCTGTTTGACGTCGTGTCAAACGGCGGTTGTCTAGTGCTGAAGGCGCGCATGCTGCCCCGCAACCTCGCTGTTTGCGGCTTCCCCCACCCTCGCGCGCGCGGTTTGTCCTACAAATGTATAGTCCCTCTTATCACACTTGTTACCCGAAGCTAATACCAGTTTCGGGTCGCTAGGCAGATGTTTCCTATCCACACCCAAAACGTTCGTGTGCATAGCGACCCATACCGAGTAGCGACCCAATCGCTTTGGGTCGCTACCCATCCGGGTTTTCCCGATAGGACCAGTTCACTCCTTGTGGAAGCTGCTTTTGCCCACCATTTCAGGCATTCCGCACTCGGTCATCATCCGGTCGTGGATGACAGCGAGTTGGCGTAGGGTCTCCGCCGCTTCCGCGTTGCGTGCACGTTCCTCGTGGCCGTCGGACCATTCTTTGATGCCGATGCAGGCCAGCCAGCCTAGGCCGGCGACGACCCAAGCCGCATCGCCCAGCAAGCGGGCGAGAAGGAGGGAGGCGGCGCAATAGATAACGATCTTGATGAGGGTGTTCATGTTTGACTCCGTGTCAAATGGGGTTAGATGTAGTTCGCAATGAGGTCGCGCCCCTGCCACAGCTCAACGCTGCGGTTAGGGTGAGCGCATCGCAGCGCTGCGATGCAGAGGTCCGCGTCTTCGCGCGTCGCGCACATGTAGGTGTGAACCAGTTTGATGCCGTTCAGGCGGATGATGTAGGCCATGGTGTAACTCCAAAGAAAACGGCCCAGCATTCGCTGGGCCGTGGGGTGTACGTTTGACGCGCTGTCAAACGGGGGATCACTTGGCGATACGCTTGATCGCTTCGCGCATCGTCTTGGCATCGTACTGAGCAGCGAGTGCATCGATGGCAGCTTGCAGTGCCTTGGGCACACGTACCGACGTCTTCTCGGCAGCGATCACCGGCGCGGCAACAATGTCGCGCGCCAGTCGGCTGATACGCTTAGACACGCGGTCATATTCCCGCTTGTCGCTATCGCTCAGCGGCTCGGCCTTGCTCTGCACCATGCGCACGGCGTGACCTTCGTCGGTCCACACTTCATCGCGGATGGCGTGGCGCACGGCCTGTGCGTCGGTCACATCCACGCCATCATGCGCCACGATGACGCGCATGCCAGCGACCAGCGTTCTATATGCGGCAGAGACTGCAGTCGCAACGCGTTGGCCGGCGCGCTCCTCGCGCAGCAGCTCGGCGATGGTGGCACCTGACTTGCTGACCACGGGGAATGCGGCGCGTGCTGCGTCGTCTTGTGTCTTGCCAGCAGAGATAGCGGCGAAGGAAGCGGAGAGAACGTCATTGAAGTTAAGCATGGTGGTTACCTTAAGAGTAGTTATGCGAGACACACTATGTATCTCACAGCCTTAAGTATAGCAGACCTACTTTACCGTACCGTATGTGCGGTATCCGACGGGGGGCGTCGAAGGGTACTACCCCGGCACCCCCATGTTTGACGGGACTCCTACTCGCCCGCATGAACACGAATTGAGAGCCGCGATCGGAAAAAATTGAAAAATTGGCTATAAAAAATTTTAATATCACTGCAATACCACAAATTCGCCGTGATATTGCCTAGATACTGTGTTTTTCTGCCGAATCGGCGCCGTTTCGGCCTGATTTGCGGACCAAAAGCGCGAAACCCCGCAGATACTCCCGGCGCCACTCCAATTCCGCCGTCCAGACGTGAAAAAACCTGCCGGGATCGCTCCCAGCAGGCCACATCCACTTGACTTCCACCTGAAATCCTACTGCAGCGCTACATTAGCACCATCCTCGGCTCGCCGCCAGCCGCATTTTTAGGGGCAACCATGGTCTTTAATCACCTCTTAGAGTTCGAGTGGGACGATGAGGACGACGAAGCGCCTCAGTCACTGGACGACGCCTCGGTCCCGGCCCTCCTGAACGCGCAAGCCACGACAGCCGACTGGCTCCAACAGGTTGGCGCCCATGTCGAGCCTCCGCGCACCCCGACCATCGACGAAGCGGCCAAGGAAGCGGCCCGCGCCGCCTTCTGCAGTGTCACCGATCCCTACCGTGATCCCCTCCAAGCGAAGTCAGCGCTTCTAGCACTGTCGGCCCCGCCGGCAGTGCGCCATCTCGCCGGCATGCTCTCTCAATACGACTGGGCGTTCGTCCGGCAGGCGCAGGAGATCAGGGGCTACATCGTGGCAAAGCTGGTGGAGCACAGCCAGAACGTCGATCCGAAAATCTCGCTTGCTGCTCTCGGCAAGCTGGGTACCGTCACGGAAATTTCAGCCTACACAACGCGGCTGGAGATCGATCACAAGCAGGTGGACGTGACCCCTGATGCCGTCGTGGAGCGCCTGCGCTCCAAGCTCAAGGCGATGATGCCCGCTATCCAGACGGCAGCCGGTGACGTTGAAGACGCGAGTATCACCATCGATGCGCCTGCTGCCTGACTTTTACACCTTCGGCGAGGCGCTTGCGCGTCCGCTGATGCCGCCGGAAGAAGTCGGCGAGCTGCTTGCGCGCGTAGCGACCCTCTCCTCCGTCGAGGCCGCGGCCCTTCTGAAAGACTTGGAGGAATTGGAAGAGGCGCAGGGGCTGGCCCTGGCCCGCACGTCCTTCCTGCACTTCTGCGCGCGGGTGTACCCGGGCTTCAAGCAAGGCCCGCATCACCGGTTCCTCGAACCGATCCTGCACAACGTGTGCGCCGGCACGGAATTGCGCCTCACGGTCAGCATGGCGCCGCGGTTCGGAAAATCGGAGCTGATCGCTTTCCTGTTCGTGGCGTGGTATCTCGGACACCACCCGGAGCACCAGATCATCATGGTGACGCACACGTCGGACCTGTCGGCTGGGTTCGGTCGCAAGGTGCGCAATCTCATCGGCACGGCCGACTACCAGCTGGTGTTTCCCGAGACGGTCGTCAGCCGGGACAAGACCGCATCGGACGACTGGATGACGACCGCAGGGGGCAAGTACCTCGCTGTCGGCGTCGGTGGCGCTGTGGCCGGCTATGGTGCAGACCTGCTTGTGATCGACGACGCAGTGTCCGAGCAGGCCGTCCTGTCCAACCCCGACGTGGCGTTCGACACCGCATGGAAATACATGCAGGTCGGCCCGCTGCAGCGGCTGATGCCCTCAGGAAAAATTATCCAGATAGGGACCAGATGGGGCAAGCGCGACCCCATCGGCCGCGCCCTCAGCTGGGCCACCGAGAACGCGGAATCCCTCCCGTGGAACGAGGTGCGGTTCCCGGCAATCCTCCCCTCCGGCAAGAGCCTGTGGCCCGAGCAATGGCCCGTCGAGCAGCTGCTCGCCAAGAAGGCTGGCATGCAGCCGCAGTACTGGGCCGCGCAGTACGTGCAGGAGCCCCACCACGAGGAAGGCGCCCTCTTGAAGCGCGACTGGTGGCAGATATGGCCTAAGGACAAGCCGCCAGCGGTCCACTATGTGATGCAGTCGTGGGACACGGCGCACGAGACCAAGAACACCAACGACTACAGTGCGTGCACCACCTGGGGCGTTTGGTTCAACGAGATTACTAACCGCGACGAGATCATCCTGCTCGACGCCTTCAAGGGCCGGTGGGAGTTCCCGCAGCTCAAGGCCAAGGCCAAGAGCCACTACGACGACTGGGAGCCGGACGAACTCATCATTGAGAAGAAGGCCGCTGGCGGGCCGCTGATTCAGGAGATGCGCCAGGGCGGCATCCCCGTCACCGAGGTCACGCCCAGCCGCGGCAAGGCGGGTATGAGCAACGACAAGCGCGCACGGGTCAATTCCGTTGCACCCACGTTCGCCGACAAGATGGTGTGGGCGCCCGACCGGCGCTGGGCCAGCGAGGTCATGGCCGAGTGCGCCGAGTTCCCTTTTGGCTTGAACGACGACCTCGTTGACACGGTGACGCAGGCCCTGCAGCGCTTCCGCGCGGGCGGGTTCTTGCGCCTCTCCACGGACGAGAAAGAAGACGATGAGCCCGCCCGGCGCCGCCGGCGCGAGTACTACTGACACAATCCCCTCACACCGAGGAGTCCCCCATGAATGTCGCTAAAAGCCTCTCTCCTGCCCCGCAGGGCCTGTCTGCCTTGGCGGGCGCGGCCAACGACGAGCCTGCGATCGAGATCGAGATTGTCGGCGACGGAGAATCCGACGACGAGGGCGAAGCGGCGCTGGTGGCGGCCGCGGCCAACCGGCCCCCGCCGGCGTTCGGTGACAACCTGTTGGACTTCGTCGATGAGCAGGCGCTGGCCTATCTCGCCGGCGAGATCGACACCTGGGTGGACGAGGACCGCCGCAGCCGGCAGGACTGGGAGGACACCTATAAGGAAGGACTCAAGCTGCTGGGCCTCAAGTACGAGGAGCGCACCGAGCCGTGGTCGGGCGCGTGCGGCGTTACACATCCCATGATTACCGAGGCGGTTGTCCGGTTCCAGTCGGAGACCATCATGGAGACCTTCCCGGCCGCGGGGCCGGTCGCCATCAAGATCATCGGTGAGGAGACGCCGCAGAAGAAGGAGGCCGGCGCGCGCGTCAAGGCGGAAATGAATTATCAGCTGACGGAGAAGATGATCGAGTTCCGCAGCGAGCACGAGAAGATGCTCTTC